GTTTCAGGATGTCCTACAGCAGTTAACGGTGGCATCTTGTCAATAAACTTAACACCATCTTTGCCACAAATCGTTTCCATCCTGGTTAATGGCTTAATTTCCTTACGCAAATTCGGTCGGTCTGTGAGCAATTTGAAAATGGGCTTGATATAATCCATAACAGCATGATCCAGCAAAGTGGGTTCAATACCACACGAAGGCTTGCTAGAATGCTTCAGGGACTCATGCCAAGCGTCACCCTTAGAAAACTTGGGCTTGCCCCATTTCTGGGGGACACCACAAATTTCTTCAACTGCATCAGATATGAGAGATGGAACAACTTTAGAATAGTATGTGGCTCTGCCGGAACAAGAGCCATAGACTTCCATATTAGGAGTGACATCAGTTACTTCCAACTTATGCAACGGACTTTTGAAATGCACAGCCTGTTCATCCAGCATTGGCTTGCCATAAATTTCAGGCTTAAGTGTACCAGTGCTTGCAGCAATCAGCACACTCGGAATCTCCTGTAGGACTTCCATTGCATATTCAAGATCCGACTGCGCAATAGCGGGTGCAAAACCTTTACGCTCACTTACCCGTCCTGCTACATGTATTCCAACAATCATTGGAGCAATCTTCTGTGCGATCACAGGGGCGCCACACATTCCTACATAACTATCTACAGTATATTCGTAACCATATGCATCACACGTAGTCAAACGTTGTGGGGAGTAAGTTCCAAACGCTTTCCAATCGTTAATAGATCCGGCAGCATTCCGCGTACACAAACGCACGCCAAATTCTCCTTTCACAACAGTTTCGGGAAAATACTGTGTCAAATTTTTCCAAGAGCCACCATTGGGCACATAGACCAAACTCAAGTCCGTATTAGGGATCTGAGCACTGTGTTTGTAACCCAGGTAGCTCTTGAAATTACCTCCAATAGTATTTATATCACCACGCACAATAGTGCACAATTTGTCTTCCCACCGTTTTATTAAGTGAGTGGGCAAAATCGCCACATTAGATTGCAGGAAAAATATATTGGAAACTGGCACTCCCTCCACCATAATGACGGCTGTGTTTT